AGGAAAGCTCGACAGCAGGGTAACTTTGCTCGAACCGACACGGACGTTGGATTCGACCGGACATCATACGGTTACCTATACCGAGAAAGCAACTTTGTGGGCGAACATCAAACAGATAACTTTGCGAGAGGCAATCAACTCGAACGTTGAACTCCAGACCGAGACATACACGGTCATGATGAGATATCTGAGCGGAATCACAAATGAATGGCGCATGGTTCTCCCGAACGGTTGCCGTTATCGTCTGATGAGTATCAACGCAGACAAAAGAGCGGATTGTATGATCATCGGAATCGAACTTGATAACCAGATAGTACAGAGGGTTGAAAGCTGATGGGAATAAGTAATATCAAGCAGAATCTCGTATCGATACTTTCTCAGATAACCGGAGTGAGCGTAAGTTTTGACTACGCAACTGCTGCCGAGGCAGAGAACGGAATTGTAATTGACTCGCTAGACCTTAGTTACAATCACGATCTCGATATGGGATGGCACAAGGAACTCAAAGCGAATGCGGTGTTGGTTACGAAGACCGATGACGATCTCGATTCTCTAGTTGACGCGCTCGAAAACTTGGACAATGCGTCCGAGGGTTGCGTCCGAGACATTATGCTCGAATCAGTCAGTATCGATAACCGAGACAGCGATGTGCGAGTAGCGACAGCGGTTCTGTCTTGTCTCATTTGGGACGTAGCGACAAGCGAATGAGGTGAATCATGGGAGTTAAGTTCGAGTTAACGAATGCCGTTCACATTAACGAAACCATTGGTGGCGGTAAAGAGGATCTAGAGTTTGAGAAAATGCTCGATGACTTTCTCGAACGGATGTCTCACGTTGACAAGAAACTCTCAATGCAACGGCAGAAGAAAATTCTTCGAGATTCGACAGCGGAGGCAGTTCGCAGTCTAAGAAGAGCTGTCCGGATGAACTACAAGAAACACACCGGATATGCGATAAAGTCAGTTCGAGTTAAGACCGCTGAATCGAAGACGCAGAGAGGAACAGTTTATACGACTTTCGGTTATCGAGACAGACATCTGCCGGACATTTTAAACACTAAAATCATTAATCGAAATGGGGATTACCGAGTCAAACCGAAACCGGCAACTTATATTGGTATCTGGGGCGATAAGGGAACAAAGAAAAATTCTGCTCGAGAGGTTCTGTCAAGAGAGTGGAATGCAAACAAGGAACGAATTAAGGCTAAGTTGGAGGAGGCTTTTCAAGAAACCTTCAAAGACGGATATCTTAATAAGTAGTTAGTAAGTAGAGGGAGTAATCATGACAGGTACATTATCACCTACCACGAAGAAAAATGCCATCAGCGGCAAAAACACTTTGGTGGGATACCGGTTGCACGGTCAGACACCGGAGGCATCGTGGGTAACCATACCAGGGGTTACAGTTTTCACCGGCATGGGCGGTTCAGTTGAAGACATTGACCAGACCTGCATTGCGGAGGACACCAAACGTTATCTGCAGGGCGCTTGGGATGGCAATGAAATCACCATCACAATTCATCACTACACAGGGGATTCAACTCAGCAGGCATTAATTACTGCTGCGAATTCCGGTAGCATTATCGACTTATGTCTGCAGATCCAGGATGAATCAACCGCCATCATGGAAGTTGCGTTGAAATCTGCAACACCGCAGGATGTGTCAATTTCCGAAACCATCAAGTGGGATATCGTCGGCAAGCTAAACGGCAAACCGGTGTGGACCCTTGCATCTTAATCTTAATACCATCTTAGTCGTTATAGTTAAAGGGCAGAAATGCCCTTTTTTATTGAGGAAAAATCATGGATTTACTTACCAGACTTCAGAAGATAGCACCGAAGACAATTGACGTGGACGCTCCGGAACTCGGAGATGATTGCAAGTTACGGTTCAGAGAACTTACCGGTTGCGAGCAGCTAGAATTCTATAATCTGCTGCAGGAGAAAGGAAAAGGTTCACAGGTCAGCGCACTGGCTTATGCTCTGAAGACATGTCTTATTGATGAGAACGGCAAAAACGAAATTCAAACAGTCAAAGAGGCAGAGGATGTAATCAGAGCTTTACCTGCAAAGCTTTTCCAAAGAATCAACAAGGCGATCTTCGAACTCAATAACGGAGAGAGCGAAAAAAAATCATAAGTCTGCCGACAGCAAAACTTGTCGTTCGAGTAGCGAGGGAATTGCATCTTCCCATTTCAGTCGTTATGGAATTTCCGGTACACGAACTGAATCTGTGGGCAGAAGTCTATAAAACAGAATACTACGACGCTCATCCGGAGGAGCGAGAGGAGATGCAGAGTCAAGAATCCGACATTATGACAAGCAAGGTATTAGCTCTGATAGGTGGTGATGTTCAAAGAGGAGACGCAAAATGTCAATTGTTAACAACATCTTAAACATGGTCGATTTGAATACGACCAAGTACAACAAGAAGTTGAACAAGATGAAACAGGACACCAAGCGAGACACTAAGAGCATCGGCCAGAGTTTCTCCAAAATTGCGTCGGCTTGGAAAGCTGCGCTTGTTGGAATTGCGTCGGCATCTTTGGTCAACGCAGTCAAAAAAGAGTTGGAAGCAACCGAGAGGGCAGTCGCAGGTTTCATCTCATCATTCGGTGGAGTCGATGAGGCACGTGCTCAGTTTGAAATGCTACAGCAGGCAGCGAGAGACACAATTCAGCCTTTTGACGCGCTGAAATCCGTAGCTATGAATCTGAAGAGAAACGGCATCGAACCGACAGCTCAGCAGATGAAGACTTTCTCCCAGATAGCCTACGGCACAGGTCAAAGTTTAGAAACCGTCGGAAATGCGTTTACTTCTGCACTGCAGGGACGGTACAAAGCATTGAATCAGCTCGGTATCATTGCCAAGGACAACGGAAACAAGTTGGTTCTCACATACAAGGGAGTTTCAACCGCGGTTGAAAAAAGTGCTGCCGGCCTTGCTGAATACTTTGAAAAGGTCGGAACGGAAAATGAAGGGGTTCTCGATTACCTGCAGAACGGCATGACCGGAGCATTGAATCACATCGATAACGCTTGGGGAGACTTCGTGAGATCAATCGGAGAATCCGGACTTGGCGATCTCATCGTTGCCATCGTTCGAGATGTCTCTTCCGCATTAGACGGAATCACGGCATGGATCAACAGGAATTCTCCATACATCAAAGGATTCTTCGATGGTTTGATTGAGGGATGGCGAGCAATCTACGATACGACAAAAGAAGTGCTCAATTCCGGACTCGATCTTGTCTCTGACTTCTTCGATGGCGCAGAAAAAGAATCTTCTGACGGAATCAGTAACATCGGTCGATTCCTCTCTAACTTCTTCGAGTTCGCCAGGGCAGGTTTCATCGAATACGTTGCTAAACCGGCATCAAAGGCTTGGCAGGCGCTGAAAGGTGGTTTCTCCGGAGCATCAGAATTCCTCGCGGAATGGCTTTATACCGGAGACCTCGATTCCGCTGTGGATGCATTCAACGGAGAAATCGACAAAGCGTCTGATGAAATGATCAAGACCGGAAAGAGATGGGATGAAGTCATTCAAGATCAGTACGACAAGATAGCCGAAAAGGACAAGAAACTCAGAGAACAGCTCGGGAAAAAACTTCCGACAGCTCCAACAATGCCGAACTTCTCCACCGCTACCATTGGTGGTGGTAAATCCGGTGGCGGTGGAAAAGCAGCGGAGGACGGATGGGCGAAGTACTACCAGAGAATTAAACTCACCGCAGAAAAGAATCTGAGTGACGTTAAGCAGTTGGAACTTCAGTTCAACCGGCAGATAGCAGAACTCGATGAAGAGTACGCAAAGAGCAGATTGGCTACCGAGCAGGAATACTTGGACGCAAAGAAAATTCTCAATGATGAATACCACCGGCAGTATGCTGAAATTGAAAAGCAGGCGCAGGACTTTCTCAAGGAAATCTACGGTGATGAAACGGTTGCTCTGCAGGATCGGTATCAAGAAAAGTTGGAAATGCTCGAAAAGTACCACGAAGACAGCTTGGTATCTGAAGAGGACTTTCTCAAAGCGAGAAAGAAACTTTACGATGACTATACCGGTGAACTCACTAAGCTTTCCGAGAAGAAAAAGAAAAACAATTTCCTCTCAGATGACGACATTGAAAACCTTGAGACTTTCTCCGACGGCATGACTTCATTATCTGACGCTTTCAGCAATCTCTCACAGGGAATGAGTGAAACATCTGCAAGCTACAAAACTTTGTTTGCTATGCAGAAAGCATTCGCAGTTGCGTCAGCAACAATGAAAGCTGCGCTTGCTTGGATGACGGCATTATCCGGAGCGAAGACTTGGTACGAGGCGGTAGCAAATTATGCCACAGCGATTGCTATGACAACGAATGTACTCGCTCAACTCAAGAGCGTTTCCATGCACGATAAAGGTGGTTTCATCGGAGCAGGAAAGCTCGGTATAGTTGGCGAGTATGGACCGGA